GTGTCGACGCTGCTCTTGCCGGCGTGCCGGTGGTCGCCGTCGACGAGGGCGCCATGGCCTGGCCTATCGCCGCACATGAGCTGACCGCCACCCCTGTGCTGCCGGGGCGGCGTACGTGGGCTACGCAGCTGGCGTTCTGCCAGTGGACGGCCCAAGAGATCGAAACCGGAGAGGCGTGGGAGGCGTTGCGCGAATGTATGACGGCCGATTGACGCTGGTCACCGCGCCGGCCTTTGAGCCGCTGACGCAGGCGGAGGCTTGGGCACACCTGCGGGTGCCGCTACTCGGCAGCCCTGCGGCGCCTGCGGACGAGACGAACATCGACCGACTCATTCAGCAGGTGCGTGAACACGTTGACGGCCGTGACGGTTGGCTGGGCCGTGCGCTTGTGACGCAGACGTGGGACCTCAAGATGGACGGGTTCCCGCGCGCGGCGATCAAGCTGCCCTTGCCGCCGCTGCAGTCGGTGACGTCGGTCACCTACGTCGACGGCAACGGTGATAGCCAAACGCTCGCCGCGTCGGGGTACACGGTGACCGGTGTCGGGGAATTGGGCCCGGCGCGCATCGTCCCGTCCTACGGCAACAGTTGGCCGACGACGCGCAACCACGTCGACGTCGTGACGGTTCGGTTCGTTTGTGGCTACGCCAGCGGCAGCAGCCCGGACGACAACACGAAGGTCCCGGCGGCGATCAGGGGCGGCCTGCTGCAGTTGCTGGAGCATTGGTACGACAATCCTTCGGCGGTCAGCGTCGGCGGAAGCGTGGCACCGATGCCGATGGCGGTGGAGTCGCTGCTGATGCCCTACCGCGTGGAGATGTAGCCCGTGGCGTCGACGAAACTTGTTTTGCGGTTTCAGGACGATGGGGTTGCGGATGCCGTCCGCGAGTTCACGTCGCTTTATCGCGGCGGTGCCGGCGTGCCGACCTATCTGCGAGACCGCGTTGACGGGATGCTCGCTAATCGTGGGCAGGGGTTCCTGCGCTTTGAGCGGCTGACAGTTAGTCCAGGCCATGAATTGCTCGCCATCCTGGCGACGCTACGCGCGATCCGGGGAGCGTCATGCAGCTTGGCACCCTAGACCGCTACGTCACGATCCAGCAGGCGACCAAGGCGCAGGACGCGGCGTTTCAGGAGATCGAGACCTGGTCGACCTATGCGCAGGTCTGGGCCAGAAAGATGGATATCCGCCCGCGCGATCGCTTTGCTGCCGATCAGGTCATCGAGGAAGAGATCACGACGTTTCGCGTGCACTACATGTCGGCGCTGACCGTCGAGATGCGCGTCGTCCACGACAGCAAGACCTACGAGATTATCGGCATTGCTGAGCTCGGGCGCCGCGAGGGTCTGGACGTAACAGCGAGAGCGATGTTGCCGTGAGTATTGAGACTGCTGTCGCCAATTATGTGATCACCGACGGAACGGTGGCCGGGCTCGTGGTTGCCCGCATCTACCCGCTGCGGCTACCCCAGAATCCGACATACCCGGCGCTTGTGTTCCGTCGGGTGTCGGGCCCACAGCTGCACAATCTGGCTGGCGCCGCCGGTCGCGCGACGCCCAGGCTGCAGATCGATTGCTATGCCGAGACCTATCTCGAAGCCAAGGATCTCGCGGCGGCGGTCAAGGCGCGGCTGGATGGTTACCGAGGGACCATGGACACGGCGGATTCGCCCGCGGTTACGTTCACGGTCGACACCTGCAAGTTGGAAAACTCGTTGGATTTCGACGAGAGCGATGTTCCCAACAAGACGCTGCACCGCATCGCCCAAGACTACATCGTCAATCACAGGGAATAGCCGATCATGACCCTTTTCCTCGTTATCACGCCTGACGGCCCCGTCATCGCGCGGGCCAATCGCAAGCACCATGTCCCCGGCCTCGGCCTCGATGGCGAGGTCCACACGTTGCTGCCCGATGGCATGGACGGTGTTGTCTGGGACGGCCGTGAGGGCGACGCCGAGTCGGGCGCACCGGTCGACAGCCCTGACGCCGAGCAAGGCGCCGGCGAGGGCACCCGGTTCTTGGGCGACAAACCGAAGCGCGGATCATCTCGGCGCAAGGCCGAGCGCTCGCTGAGCGATCCGCCGGAAACGGACGACGCCACCGCCGACTGATTTTTTCAGCCCCGTTCACGCGGGGTTTTTGCTGAATTGGCGTCCCGGGGCAGGCGCCGAATGCAACGCCGTGAGGCGTCGCGTCCCTTAGATGGAGCCCCTTCGAAACTAGAGACTGTCCACCCGCCAACGCCGCGAGGCGCAGGCCTTCCCACAGATGGAGAAATACCGTGACCACATACGTTGCCGACGGGACCGTCTTTTCACGGTCCAATGCAGACTCTCCGGAAACCTACACCGCCATTGCTCAAGTCATGAGCATCGGCTCCGTCGGTCAGGACCGGGGCCTGATCGATGTGACCAACCTTTCGTCCCCGGCGCGCGAGTACAAGAAAGCGATCAAGGACGGACAGGAAATCCAGTTAGTGATCCAGTATGACCCGGACGATAGCGGGCATGCCGGGCTGCGCACCGACAACAACGCCGAGACGGCCCGAAACTTCCGGGTCACGTTTACGGACTCCCCAGCGCAGACTGTGACGTTCGCTGGCCTGGTGACCAACTGGTTGGTCACCAACATCGAGATCGACAACATTCTTCAGCTGAATGTGACGGTCAAGCCGACGGGTGACTTAACTTTTGCCTAGTAGCCCAGCCCACGCCGTGAGGCGTCGGCATTCCCAGGACGGAGAAAACCCCTATGAACGACAAGACCCTCGACGAGGTCACGCTGCCCAGCGGCGACGTCGTCTATTCGAAGCCCATGACTGTGGGCGCGATCCGCCGAGCCATTGCCCAATCCAAGGACAAGGCCAACAAGAACAAGCAGGACGACGAGAAGCTGACAGATCTCGTGATTGCCGGGACCATCGTCCATCAGGACGGCAGTCCGTTTTTTGCCGATATCGCGGACATTCTGGAAGTCCCGCAGCCCGACTTCATGGCGCTGCAGAGGCTATCTCTTCGTACGAACGGCATGGGCGGTGATGAGGCAGAGGACGTCGCGGGAAACTAGCGAGCGACCCGCGCCGGCGGTTTCTGTTTCGCCTGGCCCTCGCACTCGGTCGCACCGTGGCCGAGCTTGAGGACACCCTGTCGAACGTGGAGCTGAATGAGTGGGTCGCGTTTTATTCCATTGAGCCGTTCGGGAGCGAGATCGAGTGGCTCCGGGTCGGCACCATCGCCGCGACGATGGTCAACGTCGCCAGGGGCTTCAGCGGCAAGAAGGGCGGTGCAACGCCCATGAGTTTCGTGCCCAAGTTTGCGACCCCTTCTGGGAAGAAGTCCCGGTCGCGCCTAATCCGGCAGAACCTGATCGAGACCTTTGGTGATCGGGTGAAGTTAAAAAAGGACGAATAGTCGAAATGCCCATCACGGACTTCACCATCAGGGGGGCCAAGGAGATGGATAAACTCCTGCGAGAGCTCGGCCCTCGGACCGCCAACCGTGTTGGCGATCAGGCGTTGCGTGCTGGCGCGAAGGTCATCGTGGAAGAGGCCAAGCGGCTAGTTTCTGTCAAGACCGGAGAACTACGCGATGCGATCACGGTTGCGACGGAAAAGAGCCGGACGGCCGGAGACGAGCGGATTGTGTTCATCGGCTTCAAGCCGCCGGTGTCACGCCGTGCTCATCTGACCGAGTATGGAACGTCAAAAACTCCAGCCAAGCCGTTCATTCGCCCGGCCATGGACACCCGGGCTTCGGACGCGCTCGCGGCGATCGGCAAGGTCCTTGCGCGCGGCATCACGCGAGAAGCCAATAAACTCGCAAAGCCGGTGAGGTAGCCCCGTGGCTTCGATCGGATCACTGACCGCTTCGCTCGCCCTGGAGTCGGCCGCGTTCAAGCGCGACCTTTCCAAGGCGTCGCAGGCGGTCGCGTCGAATTCGGCGAAGATGAACAAGTCGTTGCGTTCGATTCAGACGTCGACCAAGGGTCTAAACCGGCAATTCGGCCAGCTCCGCGCCGGCGTCACGGCGCTGGCGGGCGCCTTGGTGGTACGGCAGTTCACCAGTTTTGCACGCGCCGCGATCGAGACGGCGGACTCGCTGGCCAAGCAGTCGAAGCAGCTTCAGTTCGCTGCGGGCGAGCTACAGCGCTACCGCATTGAGGGCGAACTTGCCGGCGTCACAACGGAGAAGCTCGAGTCCGGCATCGGTGCCTTCGTCAAGCGGGTTGGCGAGCTACGCGCCGGCACCGGCACGCTGGTGACCATTCTCGACAAGTCTAATTTGGCGCTAAAGCAGCAGCTGCTCGCGGCTACCAGTGCCGAGGACGGCTTGAAAATCATGTTGGAGGCGATCCGCAACACCGGCAGCTCCTTCGATAAGCTGGCGCTGGCGGCGGCGGGGTTCGGTCGCCAGGCCGGCCAGGCGATGGTGTTGCTGGCCGAGAGCGCCGGCACACTGGACGTCGAGATGGCCAAGCTTGTCACCCGGAGCGACTCGGTGCTGGCGGCGTCGGAGCGGCTCAACGATGAGTTGACGCTACTCAAGGCTGCGTTTTCGGCCGGCTTCGACACGGCGATCATCGAGGGGCTATCCGGATCGGTGGACGCCTCGGCCGAGTCGATGCGCGAGGCGCGCGAGATCGGCGAGGAATTCGGCCGCGCGGTGGGCCAGGCGATGCGTGCCACGGCCGAGGCGGCCAAGTTCGTGGCCCGCAACATGCGCGTAATAGTCACCGTCCTCGGCTCCCTGGTGGCGCTCAAGGCGGCCGGTGTGATCATTAGCATCGCTACTGCCATGGTGGTCTTGGCGAAGGCCATGGTGTCAGCAGCGTTGGCGGGCAATTTTCTAAAGCTCGGCCTCGTCGGCGCGAAGAAGGGACTCATCGGCATCGTCGCGGCGGTTGCGGCGGCGTCGGCGATCTGGGCGGCGTTTGGCAGCGAGGCTGTCGCCGCGATCGAGGACGCGCAAACCGCGGTCGAGAAGCTGACTGACGGTAGTGGCGGTGTCTCGGCGCTGACCGACGAGATCGAGAAATCGATCGAGGCCAATAAAGAGCAAATCGAGATATACAAGGGCGTCGCCTTCGCGCTGGAAGTCGGGTCAATCAAGCACACGCAGGTTGCCGACGCGATTGCTTTGGAGAACGAAGTCTCTCGGCTCGGCATCGACCTCACGACGGAGCAAGGCGCGGAGTGGCTTCGCACGGCCCGTGAGGCACAGAAATATGAGAAGCGCCTGGAGTCGCTGGTCGATGTCCAGGAGCAGAACGCTGCCGCTGCGAAGGAGGTGCTCCAGGCGACCGCTGAGCAGGAGCGCGAGATTCGGGAGGCGATGCAGCGCCCGTTCCTCAACGCGATCGAGGGCATCC